TATAGAGGACAAGGTAAATAAATTTTTTATTTATATTTGTCTGTGACTCTAGAAGAAAAAGTACTTTGGGAAAAGGCTACTACTCTTGCAGAAGACAACTTGCAAGCTAGAGAATTATTTGAAAAATTAAAAACCAATACAATGCAACTAAAAGGAAAAAGGGTTTTATTAAATAAACCAGAAGTAAAAGAATCTCCATTTGAATTAAGTGAAGCTGACAAGCTTGCACTTGAAATGGATATGAGAAAGACATGGACTAAACTAGAAGTTTATGCAGTAGGGGATGAAGTATCAAGTGTAAAGGTGGGGGATAAAGTGTACATGGGAATTACCGGGTTACAAGCATCTGAAGCAGTAGAGCTTGAGGATGGAATGAAGTTAATGGTTGCTGAAAGAGATATTGCAATTGTATGGTAAACTTTACACAAGAATCAGAAGATCTCTATCAAAGTAAAATGAGTACACCTTTTGATAGAATAATATCTAAAGAGATACCATTAAAAGATAGAATTATAAATCTTGATAGGCCTAAGTATTATGGTGGTGCAGGGAATACTTATGAAGTATTTAATGTATTAGAAGCTTGGGGTTTAGATGAAGATTTCTATCTGGGGAATGTTATAAAATATTTAGCAAGAGCGGGTAAAAAAACTTCTAGTAAGAAAGAGGATTTACAAAAAGCTTTAGTATATTTACAAAGAAGAATTGATAGATTATGAGTGAGCAAGTAGCTTTTAAAGAAACTAAGATCTATTCTTTTGGAGATATCTTAGTTGGTTTAGATAAAGAAGAATTTACAGAGACAGAAGAAATTTTAGAAATAAGAAGATCAATTTCTAAGATAGCTGAGATGTTAAAAGAAAATTATAACCAATCTAAATCTCCAGTAAAGAGTTTATTATTTGATCAAGCAATTGGCCAAATTACAGCTGCTCAATTAATTGTTGAGAAGCTATTAAATATGAAGTAATGAAGGTTTTATCTATCATAATGTTATTATCTGCAATAGCAATATTATGGATGGTTGCACATGTGATGTATAAACCTGCATATGACAAACTCAAAAAAGAATATGTATCAGATGAAGATAGTATTAAACTGGCAATAGTCTGTGTATTCTTTATGTTGTTTTTTGCATTTACCATTGGCCTACTACTTTAGCCTGTTCTCTTCTTTCCAATGGTTTACTTCAGGCTATAATCCCCAGTTGCAAAGCTGGGGATTTTTTTGTATATTAGTTTATGGCAGAAATTATAAATCAGGGTCAAGTAAGTGTTTTAGGTACAGTAATATATACTGGTATAGCCGGACCCTTATCTACTAAAATAACATTATTAAAGTTTTATAATCCAGCAGCTTACATACTTACCTTAACTAGATATGATGCTTTAACAGCATCTACTGAAACAATATATGAATTTAATCTATCTGCTGGGGATTCAGTTACTGATAATACCATATATGCCCTAAACCCAGGAGATCAATTAATTGTATATAGTGATATAGTAGGAACATCATACTATGTTTACGGTACAGATTATGCTCAATAGATATGCAAGTAATAGATAGTAATGGTAATGTATTTGGTGGTGGGATTGAGATAACTGGTCCTGATGGTAAACCAAAAACTACTGGTGGAGGTGGTGGATCTCCTACTGGACCAGCAGGTGGGGACCTTTATGGTACTTATCCTAACCCAGGAGTAGATTGGAATTTAGGAGTATCTACATATAATATGTACTATTATCCATTAAGTTCAAATCCTGCAGGTTATTTAAACGCTATATCTGGGTCTATGGTTACCAGTGCTCTTGGATATACACCATATGACTCAGCCAATCCAGCGGGATATATTAATTCTACTGCACTAACACCATATTTAACTTCTGCTACTGCAGCAAGTACATACTATCCTTTAACTAATCCTTCTGGATATATTTCTGGAATAACTAGTTTAATGGTAACAACCGCATTAGGGTTTACACCATATAACAGTACTAATCCAGCTGGATACATTACAAGTGCAGCTCTCTCAGGTTATTTAACTTCTGCTGTAGCAGCTAGTACTTATTATCCACTTACAAATCCTAATGGATATATCACAGGTATAACAAGTTTAGATGTAACAACTGCACTAGGATACACACCATATGATTCTAGTAACCCAGCTGGTTACTTAAATGCCATATCAGGATCAATGGTTACTAGTGCTTTAGGGTATGTTCCCTATGATAGCAGCAACCCTTCAGGTTATATTTCAGGAATTACAGCTTTTGATATTACTACTGCTCTTGGTTATACACCCTATGATAATGCTAACCCTGCTGGTTATATAACATCATCTGCTTTATTACCTTATCTTACATCAGCAACAGCAGCAAGCACATATCAGCCAATACTTAGTTTAACTACTACAGGTACGTCAGGTGCAGCTACACTTACAGGTTCTACTTTAAATATTCCTAATTATACATCAACAGAATCACTAATAGATACTCAAATTTTCTTATCTAGTGGTGTATGGACAAAACCTGCTAATGCAAAATATGTTGAAATTTATTTAGTTGGAGGAGGTGGTGGAGGTGCTTCAGGTAGAAGAGGTGCAGCAAGTACAGCTAGATATGGCGGTGGGGGTGGGTCTTCTGGTTCTTTTAACATTGCTAAAATAAATGCAAACAACTTAGGGTCTACAGAAAATGTTTGGATTGGTGTTGGTGGAACAGGTGCTTCAGCTATAGGAGTCAATGATACTAATGGTGCAGCAGGAGGAACAGGAGCACCATCTTTCTTTGGAGGAACAGGTGTTTCTACTACAGCAAAACTTAGTACTGGAAATGGATTTGGTGGATTAGGTGGAACTGCAGCATCACAAGGTAGCTCTGGTATTGGTAACTCAATAATGTTTGGTGTAATTTATACTACATCAATTTTTGGTACTGGTTCTGTTGGACCAGCTAACTTTTCTGGAGGTACAACAACTTATATATCTAGACCATTAATGGCTGGTGGACAAGGAGGAGGTCTTAGCACAGTAAATGCTACTAATACTGGTGGAGGTATGAACTTAACAGGTCTTGCTACAGCTCAAATAATAGCAAGTGTTACTGTATCTGGAACTGTAGGTGCAAGTGGTAATAATGGCAGTTTAATAACTAATAGCCCTTCCGGATTGTTTTTCTCAACTGGTGGTAGTGGTGGAAATTCAGGAGATGCTGCGGGCACAATAGCTGGTGGAAAAGGTGGTAACGGTGGACCTGGTGCTGGTGGTGCTGGTGGTGGTGCATCTACAAATGGTGCAAACTCAGGTGGTGGAGGAACTGGAGGAAATGGGTTTTGTATAATTATAACTTACTTCTAATGTTAAGAGTAGCAATAATAGTAGATAATAAGGTAGAAAATATTATAAGTATAGAAGAAGAAAATCTATACATGCTTTCAGAAACAACTTATATCATTTCTGACATATTAGAAATTGGGGATATAATATCTTAATTAATTTGTTATCTAAATAATTTTCATTATATTATAGATATAATGTATATAATTATTTAGAAATGGACATTTTAAATTTTATCTCTTGGATTAGAGGACGTAGAGTGGTTAACTCTGTTGATCCTAATAAAACATTACTACCTGTAGCTCTTCAAGATGATAGAAGAGATGATGAATATTTAACAGGTGCAATTTCTGTACAAAATTTTACAACACAAGTTGCAGCAAATATACCAGCTGGTGCACAAGGACCAATTGGACCTCAAGGTGTACCAGGACCAGTAGGACCAGCAGGGCTTAACTGGCAAGGATCATGGTCAGCAGCTGGAGTTTATGTATTAAATGATGCAGTAGGTTTTGGTGGAGCATCATATTTTTGTATTAATCCTGTTGGACCATCTCCTACAAACCCTGCTACAGATCCTTTAAATTGGGCTTTATTAGCTTCTCAAGGAGCCACTGGTCCCCAAGGTCCTCAAGGAATCCAAGGTCCTGTTGGACCTGCAGGAAGTTCAAATCCTAATTTTAGCGCAGTACCATCAGGATTAGTTTCAGCATCTTCACCATTTAATACAGTTGTTTCTTTTTCAACAATACCGGCTAATACTTTTAATAATTCTATTAGACCAATTTTTGCAATTAAAACTGCTTTACAAAAAATAGCATCTGCAAACACTATGGTTGTAAGAGTGTATGTTTCAAATAATGTTCCTTTTCAAGGAATTGATTATTTTACTGCAGGAGCAACATTAATTGCTGAAGTTGATACAGCAACTAATGGCTCAGGTCAAAAAATTGTAAAAATTGAAAAAGATATTTTCTTTTCAGGATCAACTTTACAATTTTTACCATTGGGTCTTCCAAGTGATGGCTTTTCAGATTCTGGAATTGGAGCAAATGCAGCTACATATAATTCAAGTATATTTGATAATGGTATGTCAGTTGGAACAATTGATTGGACTCAAAACATATATGTTGTAGTTACAGTTCAATCAAGTGCAACAGACCAAATTGGAGCTAGATATTTATCAGTTGTAAGAATTTAATAATAATATATAAAAACAAAAAGTCATGGATGTTTTAAATTTTATCTCCTGGATTAAAGCAGGAAACTATAGAGAAACTCTTCCAACAGATGTTCCTAATCTATTGGCAATTGGATCAAAAGATGTAACTAGAGATGATGCTTGGTTACCATTAGCAGTAAATGCAGGACCTTTACAATCTTTGTATAATACAGGTACTGTAACTCAGTTAACTTCTATTACAACGGCTGTAACATTGGATACATTAAACGGTGTAATAACTACTGTATCTTCTACATTAGCTGCAAATGCTAAAACATTTTTTACAGTAAACAACTCAAACATAACTGCTACATCACGCATTTTAGTAAGTGTGCAATATGATGAAGCTGCAACAGGAATTCCTGTAGTTGGTGTATCTGATATTGCTGCTGGATCATTCAAGGTTGTTATAGCAAATGGTGGAAATGCTGCATTAAACAATATAGTTAAAGTACACTTTATGATTATTAACTAATAGATGTTAAAATACTTTTGTCGGGGCATTTATTGTCCCGGCAATATATTTAATAATCTATAAAAACACATAATCATGTCAGTAGGCAACCTAAAAGATTACGGGAATAAAGGGAATAATTTTCCTTGGCAATTGAAAATGTTGCAAGGGTTAGATACTATTAATAGTAGTATAGTAACCGGTAACATTACAAATGCCAATTCAATGGCTATTGATGCCTTTGGAAGGCAAAGAGTTTCTAGTCCTTTGACATTATTTGATTCATCTCATAGATATAAAGATAATGGTTTATGGGCAACATCTACTGCTAGTGGAGGTGCTGCTGTATTTAGTGCAAATGAAGGACTAGTAAACTTAAATGTAAATACTACAAGTGGCTCACAAGTATTAAGAGAAACCCTTAAAGTATTTTCCTATCAACCTGGAAAATCACTTTTAGTTTTTAATACATTTGTGATGGCTCCTGCTCAAACTAACTTAAGACAAAGAGTTGGTTATTTTGGAACTAGTAACGGAATATATCTTCAATTAAATAACCAAACACTAAGTTTTGTAGAAAGAAGTTTAGTTACTGGAGTAGTTACTGAAACTGTAGTAAATCAATCTGCATGGAATGTAGATACTTTAGATGGTAATGGTCCCTCTGGTGTAGTTCTAGATATTACTAAAGCTCAAATATTATTTATGGATATTGAGTGGTTAGGTGAAGGAACAGTAAGAGTTGGGTTTATTATAGATGGTGTATTTTTATTATGTCATAAGTTTAACCATGCCAATCTTGTTACATCAACTTATATTACTACAGCATCTCTTCCAATTAGATATGAAATAACAAATACTGGAGTTACAGCAAATAGTAGCACATTAAAACAAGTTTGCTCTACAGCAATTTCAGAAGGGGGATATGAACTTAGAGGTGGACAACAAGCTGTTGGTACACCAATTACAACACCTAGAACATTTGCTGTTGCAGGAACATTTTATCCTATAGTAGGAATTAAATTAACAGCAAGTAAACTAGATGCTGTTGTAATTGCAACAGCAATATCAATACTTGGTACTGGTAATGGTAAAAACTATGCATGGAGAATTGTGCAATCAGCTACTATAACTGGTGGTGCTTGGGTTTCTGCAGGTGCTGATTCAGCTGTAGAGTATAATCTTACAGGAACATCTACTGCGGGTGGTAGAGTATTAGCACAAGGATATTTAAATTCTTCTAATCAAGGATCTCCAACCATAAACATTTTAAAAGAAGCTCTTTTTGCAACGCAGTTAGAAAGAAACTCATTTACAAGCACTGCTTATGAATTAGTAATTGAAGTTGCTGTAGGAACTACATCAGGTGGTGAAAGTGTGTTTGCATCAATAGACTGGGAAGAAGTAAGTAGATAATTAAAATAAATAGAAATTATGTCAGTAGGAAATTTAAAAGATTATGGAAATAAAGGAAATAACTTTCCATATCAACTAAAAGTTTTACAAGGACTAGCACTATCACAATTAAGCAATTGTGATGAGATTGTATTTTCAGATTTAAATGCAACAAATATGAAAGATCAAATTGATGCATATTTTACTGCTAATCCTGATAAATACCTTGTATCTAAAACAATGGTTTGGAACACTGTTGATCAAGCATATGTGGCACATTTAACGGTAGCAACATTATAATGAAAAATTTATTTGTAGTTTCTTTACTATTAGTATTTATTACTTCTTGTTCATTAGAAAAAAGACTAGCTAAATACTGTCCACTATGTACTCAAAAAGATAGTACAGTTACAGTAATACAATATAAAGATACCACAATAGAAATCCCAGGAGAAACTGTATTTATAGAAGATACTTTATTTTGTGATTCTCTTGGTAATGTTTATGCTTCTAGACTATCTGAAAAAGATGGAACAATACTTAAGCTCCAAGCTAGAATAAAGAACAATAAATACAAAGTAATTGCTAAGACAGATACTATTTATAAACTTGTACCTGGTAATACAGTTTATAAAACACAAGTAGTAACTAAAACATTAAAGCCTGAAAAGATAAAATATATCCCGGGTTGGGTAAACTTCCTGGCATGGATTGGCGGTATATGGTTAATAATTATTATATTATATATTATATATCGTCTGATTAAAGCTCAAATACCTGCAATATGAAAACAAAATTAACTCTTGTAACCTTGTCAATCACATCATTCTTTGCACCAATAGAGCTAATGGCTCTTGTTCTAATGCTAATTATCTTTGTAGATACTGTAGTTAAATTAATTTCTCTTAAGAAAATTGCTAAAGAAACTAATAGAAAATATAGAGAGGTATTTAAGTCAAGAATACTTAGACAAGGATATGTATATAAAGCTTTAGGATATTATATTACTGCAGGAGTAGTTTTTCCTTTGGACTATTATGCATTAACTCCATTTATCAATGGACTGCTAAAGTTTTTAAATTTTGATTTTGTTATAGGAGTGCCTGCTATTCTTACTAATATTTTACTTGGTATATTCTCAATTATAGAACTTGCATCTATTAATGAAAACTGGTTTGATATTACAGGTAACAATGTTCTTAAAAAAACATGTGATACTGTAAAGAAATTAAGAAAAGGTCTAAAAGACGCATCAGACACTTATAAAGACATCAAGAACTAATGAAACTAGATATTAGTAAAATTGTTCAAGCAAGATTAGATAAAGATCAGTTCTATGCTGAAGAGTCTAAAAAGACACAAATCTATCTGCATCATACAGCGGGTGGAGGCAATGCAGTAGCTGTATCACGGTACTGGAATAGTAATGATACAAGAATAGCAACTGCATTTGTTATTGGTGAAAATGGAGATATTGTACAATGCTTCTCATCTAAACATTGGGCATGGCATTTAGGAATAGATTCAGAAGACTTTACTAAGAACGGTGCAAAATATCAAAACTTAAATAAACTTTCTGTAGGTATAGAAGTTTGTAATTGGGGACCATTAAAATTCCGCAATGGTAAATACTATAACTATGTAAATGGTGTGGTTAAACCAGAGAATGTAACAACTCTTGAGACACCATTTAAAGGTACCAAATATTGGTACAAATATTCAGATGCACAGATTGAATCTTTAAGACAATTAGTAGAATACTTATGTGAAACATATGATATTCCTAAGACTTACAGATCAGAAATCTGGGCAATAGATAGAGAAGCCTTTAAGGGGGTTCCTGGAATATATACACATAATTCAGTAAGAAAGGATAAGAGTGATATGTATCCAGATCCTAAAGTAATAGAAATGTTAAAAAACCTATAAAATGAAATTTAGAAACTCTTGGAAATCATCCACAAAACAGTGGGATAAAATAATGATAAGAATAAGATTATCATCATTAGATATTTTTTCTTTTGAAATGGATATATCTAGAAACTTTTACTTACTTACTATATTAAATCTTACCATTAAGAATAGATAATATTACTTAAACTTCTCTAAGTAAGGTGATCCAGGTATATAGTATGCCTGGATTTTTTTATTTA